CTATGCACTTGACTACCATTATGTATAATACAGAACCCTTTCTTCTTTCCTGCTAATGGTATAGCAGCCCACATTCCATCTTTAGATACAAAACCATTAGGGTCTCCTGATTTTGGGTTCAGGAGACTCTGATTACTTACATGTGGTTTGAGAAACTTAGACATTAAAAGACAGCAGTAACACTCACAACTTGAGCACCAGGATTGCGAGCAGTTGCAGTACGCTTGGCATCTTGATAATCTGTAGCAATCACAACCTCTTCAAACAGAGTGCCTGCCTTAAACAGTTGAACTTTGCATTTCATGGTGGTGTTCCCTTGATTACCTTTATATTATAACAGATCAGAGCGACCTAAGGAACGATAAATCAAAATCTTCAGATTCTCTAAAGTAATCCCGCGGCTGTTCACGCTCCTCTAAGAGGTTGTAACCAGTGAGAAAAAAGTCAGAGGGTTCAGGATCTGCGCTTGCAGTCAAAACTGCGCCAGTATCCTTAAAATTGAAAAGTCTTGAAGAGGGAATGCAACATGCCTTACCTTTCTTCACATCAGTGATAACAAAGTAATCAGCAAGTTTATCCTCATATTCTCCTGCTTGACGACGATTCTTAAGGATTAATGCCCTAACAGCAGACTCTGATTTGTTTTTGAATTGAGTTACTTTTGATTCATAAGTTGTTTCATTGGGACCAATCAAATCAATGCCAGGAAGATTTACTCTAGTAAGAAGACCATTACTATACTCAGCAAGTGCTTTCTCAACCAATTCTCCTGCTTTAGGAAATCTTAGATTGTTGTCAGTGTAACCATGAATCGTTTCTAAAAGTTTAGATAAACGATCAAGTTGAAATGTGTTGAAATCAATCATCGACGTACCACAGAAATTGCTGGTTGACCTTGTTGAAATACGGTATCAACAACCGCTTGAACACTCTTAGCGGTGCCAATACCAACCTTATCAAAGACTGGCACACAGACCAGTCCAAATGTTTTTTCAATGCCACCTAGACGTATTACACGCCCGATAGATTGACTGATACCAATGTAGTCCATGTTACGCATGAATAGAACTGCCTCAAGTCCTTTCACGTTGATACCCTCAGATAGAATAGAGTGATGCATCACAACAAAACGAGTGCTATCTAAACCCCACTGATTAAGAGTCTTGAAGAATACCTCACGGGATACTTTCTTGCCATTGATGATAGCACCAGTTTTGCTGGTAATATACATCCAATTGTAACCACGTTCACGTAACTGCTGACAGAAATCAGATTGAGTCACAAGACGGACAATCTGTTTGGTAGAACGTGCGGCAATTAGAATTTTGTTGATAGAGTTATCATCAATAGTGTCAAGCAGATTCTTCTCATCAGATTGCTTGAAATCTCCTTGAGGAAGTTGTTGAACCACAACCTTAGGAGGAAGGATATAACCTTCTTTGACCAGTTGAGGTGCAGGAACATTACAAATTACTTGACCATAAACCTCAGGGTCATTCATTCCTGGTTTGAATACTGTCAGAGAATGCTTAGGAGTTGCTGTGAAGAAATAGCAACGATCTGTATCGTGAGAGAAGAACTCAGTGGCAGGAAAAAAGTTACGCTGAACTGAGTTATGTGCTTCATCAAAGTAAATGGTATTCACTTCAATGTCTGCCTCTACAAGACGATGTAGAGAGTGATATGTGGTGAAGATGATAACATTCTCACCAGCAGTTCTTGCAATGTTGTTGAACATTGCAATCTTTTCAGGTTTAGTAGTGCTGAAGTGCTGAGTTTCACCACTATGAACATGCATAATGTGAGTATAAGAACCGTCAATCAGTTCCATAAACTCTTTACAGAGTTGTTCTGCAAGAAGAATACGAGGGGCAACAACAACAATAGTAGAACCATTGTCAATGTACTTTTGATTCTCAATGATGTCGTGAATCATGCACATAGTCTTGCCACCACCCGTAGGGATGATGACCTGACCTTTATCATACGCCAGCATCGCATTCAGTGCTTTGTGCTGATGGGGACGAAGGGTGAGGGTCATGCTCTCCTTTTTGGTATGAATAAATTATACCATAGCAGAATGGCACAATACTACCCCTATGCCAGTTTACCAACCGTCTGTCTTACTATATTTTATTGCTACAGTCCATCTCCATCGGTCACGAAACGACGTTGCCTTATGTAGAATAGTGGCATCAAAATAAACCATCCGATTCGGGATAGGCATCACACCCATCATGTCTCCATGATAATAAAACTGAGTCTCTCCACCATCATTAATGTCCCAATCTGCACTTGGTACATAGTATAAAAATGTAAGGTCTTCACCATTTGTACTATCAGTGTGAAAATATGGATTTTCTCCTGGTGCAAATAAGTTGATATACATCCGATACAATTTTAAGTTTGGACACAAATGATTTGTATTCTCCAAGAATAAATCATATATCCACTTATTACTTTCTTTTACAGGTGTATCTTCATTATCATAAATTTCATGAACCATTCCTGTTGGAATAAACTTTTTATCATCTCGTTCTCCCCAATAATAATCAGCACCACTACAATACTTGACAACATTCAAGTAGTCATGAGCAGGAAAAAAATCATCAATTACTTCCAAGGTCTTCTCCATATCTAGTTACCGATATATTAAATGATAGTGTGATTCTAGGATAAGATGTTTTATTTCCAGCAGGAACTGAATGTTGTAGATATGAAGGAAACATTAATAAATCTCCTTCACGAACCTTTGGAACATAAACTTCTCCCCACTTATTAGAATCTAGTTCAAGACTTAGATTACGAAGTTGTGATAGGGGGTCTCTAAATTCTGGTGGTTTATGATCTCGTTCATCAAAACATAAAAAGTGAATGAATGAGAAATGTGCTTGATTGAATATCCCACCTAGATGGTCATGTTCTTCTTGATATTCACCATTTAGGTAGATATTATACCATATTTTCTTAATATCTACTTCTACTTCTCTATCAAAAATCTCAGAGATAGAATCTAGATATGTATTTTCTAGTAGAAGTTTATTCTTTTCAATTATATTGGAATCTTCAGTAAAAGAAGTTAATATTTTATCCGTAATCCAAGTCTCAGGTATCTCAAGATTCTTAGCACTATTGAGAATATCTTTTATTAGTACTTTCTTTAATAGATTATTATTTTTTATCTGTGTCTGGAATACTGTTACCGGAAAGAGCTCGATACTTCTCATCTATCAACCTTAACAAACAGATTCTACTTGCAATTAAGCATTATGTCAAGACCTTAGTCCTTAGTGTCCAAAAAATGATGTAATTGCATAACGACCATAACCATCAAAATAATTAGAATCTTCTATACTTATTGTTTTAACTCCGTGTTCTACCCAACCCGGAAAGATTATTATTGAGTTATCATCACAATCAAACTCATAATCGTATTCTGGAAAATATAACTCGCCACCACTATATTTCTTGGGTTTCTTATGAAAATAAGAGAACGCTAAAAAGTCCATTGAAATATCGGTATGAGGTTCATAATACTCATCATTATGATAGTATCTAACTTTTGTATAATCCCATTTACATTTAGATGCTTTTTTACAGCATGGATGTAGTGTTTCTAAAGCACTTAAAATATCTGAATCAAAAACTTTTCTATTAACAGTTAGAATGTTTGATAAATTTCTATAATTTGGAAGATTCTCTTTACTATTATCACAATAAATTTCATCTAACATTAATGCTTTAGCATTTGTAGCATCAACAACTCCATAATAATCTTTTGGACCAAGTAACTTTCCTGGTTTTGTATAAAAAGTTAATTCTTCCCAAATTAAACTCAATTCTTCTTGATTATAAAAATTGCGAATAATTAAATGTGGGAAAGGTTCATAGTGTGCTTCAACATTTACAGTTTCCATAGGATAATCTCTCAATTTCATGTATCTTGTTGCATCCATGCCCAAGACGTGGCAAGATACTTAGTGCCACCAATAGGAGGATTGCCTCTATGAGTATGTGTAAATTCGCAAGGGAATATTAAAACACTACCCGTTTCTGCTTTTTCTCTTTTGTTATAATATAAAAACTCTGTTTCTCCACCTTCAAATTCATCATTTAGATAAACTTGCATTACTAGTTTTCTACTTGTAGTAAAAAAATCACTACTCTCATAGTGCCAGTTATGAAAACCCATACCTGGACTTATTTTTTTCACCTTACAATCATATGCCAGAAATCTGGAACGATCTAAAACACTATATTTGTTCAAATAATGCTTAAGACAATCGCTAAATTTATTTAAAAGTAATTTTGTAACCGTACAACCGTTTTCTAAACTGTAATCTAGATTATTTGCATAGTTAAAAACTAAATGATCTTGAAAATGACGACCACCATCTTCTGCGGTGTCACTGAGTTTACCAATATTACTAATAAATTCTATTTCTTCTATTATTTTACTACATTCTTCCTTAGAATATACTTCAGTATATCTTTGAATAAAATCACCTTGCATGATAAAACCTTAATATCAATTATTTATTTAACACTACCTTGGGATCCACTACCAAACGTTGTTCCTTGAAATTGATTTGATACTGAATATCCCTTAGTGCGTATCCAATTGCCAGCACCACCGCCGCCTCCGCCGCCTCCCTCTTCAGATCCACCACCATCTTCACCTTGTCCACCACCTTGTCCACGGCCGCCGCCGCCAGCGCCGTCACCACCTCTGGCTTCTCCGTCGTTATCACCACCATCTCCGCCTTGCCCGCCGCTGGTGGCGTTTCCATTCTGACCGCCCCCACCGCCAGAATATCTGCCATCACCATCACCACCATCACTACCTGAACCAGCAGGGACACCTGCGCCGCCTCCACCGCCGCCTCCACCTGCTTTACGGTCGTTTCCCCTATCTTCCTGTCGTCCTGCACCACCACCGCCGCCGCCGCCTCCACCGCCAGCAGCGACTGCTTGACCACCAGAGGTTAAAATAGTAGTTCCATTTGCATACTGAATACCAATAGCAGAGGATCCATTATTACCGCCCCCACCGTTTCCTTTTTTACCATTTCCACCTCCTCCACCTTGTCCACCCCTACCAGCAATATATCCTTCATTTCCAATGTGGAGTCTTAAATCTGTTCCCGATTGCCAATTTCCAGTCCTAAATGCACAATTTGATGCTGCTTGTTGAGCACCTTGACTTCCTATAGTTTTATTGACATGAAGCCAAACTTTAGATCCACTAGTTAATGGAGATCCATTGCTAGTTTTTGGTGCATTTTTGAATTCACCTACACACTCCGTTTTGGAGTTTTGTTTATATCTTGCACTACCAGTTGCTGGTCTATTTTCACTACCGCCGCTATAATAATTAACGACAATATTCAGTTTTTTGCCGTAGAAGTTTGACATTCCAATGGCACCAGATTGAGGAATACCCTCATCTAGTGGCATACTTGACATTTCACCATAAGTTTCTGAAACTCTATATTTTCCTAATGAAACTCCAGCGGTAGATCCATTTGAATCCCCAAATTCTTTTTTTATTTGTGAAAATTTGATAGCACCGCTACTAGATAATGCCATTAATGTAAGTCCTCCCAGGTAGTTCCGTTATAAACTTGCAACTTATTAGTCGTTACATTATATATTATTGCACCAGAAATAGTATTTAATTGCGATCTTTCGGCAGTGCTAATCTTAGGTGGAAGCATGAATCTCATCTTCGCAACATCAGTTTGTTCTATAGTATTAACTTCAGTTCTTCCAACACCAACTGATGAAAAGTCAACAAGAGATTGTAATGCAGTTGTTCCAACACCAACGCCACCTAATCCTGCGGTTTGATTTAGCGCAACGATTGTAAATCGTTCATCAGAATCAGAATCATCGCCATCTATTCGCAGAGTAGTAGTTCCAATACCAATAGAACCACCATTAGTGACGAATACTGTAGAATTAGTATCACCAATAATCAGTCGACCAGGATTGTCTATAGTTGATGTGGATGCAGAACCTACTGCCAATTTTTCACTTATATGTACAAATTTGGAATCAATACCATCTATTACATTATTACTATCGAGTGATTCAACAATACCATTATATTTTGATGCAGTAATGATACCTGCTGCTACAATATCAGTTGCATTAAAAGATGGTACTGTGAATACTTGAACAGTAAGATTACCAGTAATGCTTACATCATCAAAAAATTCTGCAGGATTTTCAAATTTTGAATCTCCAAATACATGAAGATTTGATAATGGTTCAGTACCTCCTATACCCAACTTACCGTCATAAGTCAGTGTCATCAACTCGGTTGATGTTTTATGAATCCAATGGAAATCTCCAGTTTTAATTCCTACAGGAGCAGATTCTTGAGCATCTAAGTAATAATTGAAATTTCCATAACCATGATTGAGTAAGTCAAAGGAAGCCTCTGTACTATAGTCATATAAATCAATAGTATTTCCAGTTCTAATTTGACCATTATGTCCAGTAGATTCTACAGAACTACCAATAGAAATACTAACATTGTCAAATTCTTTATAAACTTTTATATTTCCATCGTAAACTGAAAGTTTTTCTGGTGGTGCTGTGGTTCCAATTCCAACCTCAGTGTTAGCAACAAGTCTTGTAGATACAGTTGCAACACCAACCGTAAGGTCATTGATGTCTACACCAGCATCAGTTGTAAGATTTTGTGCTGTACTTGCAGTTCCGACTAAATCGCCAGTAACAGTAAGTCCTTCACTAAATGTAGATGCTAAAGAAACATTTACTGAGTTTACTTCAACAGTGGTTCCGCTAATTGTGGTTGCAGTGATTGTTCCTACTGCAATATCAGGAGTCCCAGTTAATCCCTGTGCTGTAGTGGCAGTAGCAACAAGACTTCCAGATACGGTAAGTCCTAAACCAATAGTTGCGCCTTGGGTTACAATTAAATCCTCAGATTCGAATGATATTGTAGTTACAATGCCAAGATTCTGGTTTGGATCTAATATATACGACGAAATGATTGGAAGTCTAGAAGTTGATAATGTTCCAGACGAAATATTATTCGCATTTAGCAGAGTTAAATCTGAACCAATACCAACAAATTTATATGATGTAGTCACTCCAGTGACTAAAACATCCCCATCAGAACTGATACCGACACCAGCAGCAAATCCAGCAACACTAATATCTTGATTTCCAGCAACTTGGAAAGTAAATGCTGGAAGTGTGGTTCCGACTCCTACGTTACCAGCAGCATAAATTGAAGTATATCCAAAACCAGAATCAACATCTACCCATTGAGATGTTGGAAGATTTAATAGATTTCCACCATCACCAAAGTATGTTGCAACACCGGTACCAGAACCAGTAACAATACCGGCAACAATACTAACACCACCACCAATAATAGAACCTGAAGTATCTAGAGTAATATTATTGATAGAGGCAGAAGTTGCTTCTAAAGATGATGTAAAGATGGAATTGCAAGATGCAAGACCAACTACCTTAGCATTACCTTCTACATGTAGGGATTCTGATGGAACCGATGTGCCGATTCCAACCAGACCCGTAGTAGTTACGATTAGATTATCATCATCAACCTGAACGCCATTACGGAAATTGAATTGCTTTCTTATATTCGCCATCTCTTGGATGCTTTTCTAGTTATTTAGTATATCTTCAAGAGCAGAAACTTTAGCGGAAAGTTCTTTAATTGATTCAATCAGAAGTGGAACAAGTTTCTCATACTTGACAGTTAAGAATGTATCGCCTTCTGGAGTTGTAACTTCTTTGATTGCTTCTGGTGCAATCTTTTGGACTTCTTGAGCAGAAACACCAAGGTATCTATTGGTATCATCTGCATCAAGAATTTTCTTTCCAAGGTCATTCCACTCAAACGTAAATCCACTTAAGGAATTTACCTTATCTAAAGCTCCAGTAATATTTAATTTATTGGTCTTCAGTTTATCATCAGAAGCAGCAGCAGCAAATGCAATAATGTCTCCTCTAGCATAAAGTTCTGATGATGCAGCAGTAGATGATGGAGTTACATAATAACGACTAGACGCTCTTAAATCCTCATTACCAGAAACAGCATCAGTGAATGTGAGATAATTTGTACCACTATTTGTGCTGGTTACCTTAATTTTAGTAGCAGTTCCAGTTACATTACCTGTTAAATTTCCAGTAATAGCTCCGGTACTATTAATAGTTCCACCAACATGGAGGTTTTTGACGATACCTACACCACCATCAACTTGAAGTGCTCCAGTTATAGTAGATGATGCATCTTTTGTGGAATCAACTCTTACAATACCATCAACTTCGAGTGAACCAAAGACTTTAGTTTCACTAGTAGCAGCAGTGGTCTTCGCATTAACGCTGAAGGCAGTATGTCCAGCACTTGTTCCTTGAACTAATAAAGTATTGTCTCCATCCTCACGAATGTTGACTGTATTACCAAATATTGATGTTGAAGAAACATCTAATGTTCCGTTCAAATCTAGGTTGTCATTAATTTTAACTTTACCGGTCAAAGAATCGAGAATTAAATTACCACTTGTGGTATTAATCGTATTATCTTCATCAATAGCAATCTGAATATTTCCAAATGTGCCTCCAGCAGCAACGATATTACCGGTAATGTTTACACCACCGTTGTTGGCAGTACCGGTAAAATTAATTGCACCTTTGGCATTTAGATCACCACAAATGTGAACATCTTTATTAATACCAACACCACCAGCAACTCTTAATGCCGCATTGTTATCAGTACACGATGTTGCATTATTAGTGCTCTTGAAATCAACAGTATCTGTAACTCTTAGTTTATTATTAACAATAAGTTGAGCATTAAATCTAGTGTCACCATTAAAGGTTACGGGACCATCAAACTGTGAAAGAATTTGTTGTGATGAACCACCTTCAACTAAAATTCTTTCTTTAACAATTACTTCGTCAAAGACAACGCTAAGTCTATTCGGATCTTCACCAGTGATTGTTGGAATAGGAACATCAAATACTGTTTGTTCACCAGACTGTGAAGAATACTTAGTATTTCCAATATAGAAGTCTCCATCACTATCCATACCAGTGTAAAGAACAGTACCGCAAGAAGTTTCTTGAGATTGTGATAGGAACTCCTCATCTTCAGTCAGAGTCTTAACTTGAACTTGTGGAAGACCAGTTGAGTAGTTACCAGGTCCGTAACCAAGATATTCAAAAGTATGTCCAGAAGCACGAAGAATAGATGGTCTATGTAATTCAATAGGTAGTAATTTAATCTTCTTAATTATTGAATTTCCTGCATGTGATTCAATGATGCTACCCATTGCACCACGAATGACTTCAATTTCATCACTACTTGTTCCAGTAAGAGCACTGCCCCTAAGTCTCATGATTTCGTTATCTACTTGGATATAAGATCCAAGTGGAAATCTCAAAGGAACATCTGCTAATGGATATGATTTTGGTTCTTGGCGATAAATGCTAAACTGTTCTTCTGTAGTGATATCATTTGTGATTTGAATCTGCTCATTATCATAGAATGTAAGGTTTCTAGCACCAAAGTTTTCACCAGATTTATCTGCCGATGCATCGTTAGCAGACATACCATGCTTCAGAATATAGAAGAAGTCAGTTGTAGAAAGTTGTTTATCAGTTTTTGCCTCAAATTGCCGACGATTAATTTTAGATGAAACTGTAAAATCACCAAGATTATTATTTTGATTATCAAGGATTCTAAAACTATTTCCTTTTAAGAGACCATGCCTTACTTCTTGACCACTAGTGTCGGTAGTAAATCTAGTAATACCTGTTGCCGCAGTGTAACTCACTTCAGTTACTTTCATTGCAATACCAAGATTCAGTACAATCTGATCCTTAGTAGACATTGGATCGCCAGCAGTCTTAGCAATAGATATCGCTGTTGTGCTAGTGATAGCATTAATGCGGAAATATCCTCCAGCAGTAGTACCGATACCAGTAACTTGAACGTAATTAGATTCTGCAGTTGAAATACCTGCAAGATTTGTAGTTATATTTGCATTAGGTGAACCACCAATGTGACTACTATCAAAGTATAGTGTTTCACCACTAACATATCCAGAACCACCTTCTACAATATTTGTAGCAGTAACTGCACCACTACTGACAGTAACATTGGCAGTTGCACCATCCCAAATGGCAGAATTGGGTGCAGAGTTATCATTGAATAATCTTACATTTCTGTAAGTACCATCAGAATGACCACTACCACCAGAAAGAGCGTTAAAATTAACAAGTCTGTTTAGGTTATGCTGCTTATCAAATGTTAAAGTCTCTGTGGGTGTTGTTCCACTTATACTACTAATCTTAAATCCGACACCAAAGGTGTCCAGGAACATATCAGTGTTCTCTCTCGTAAGACTTCTCTTTAAGTCATTAGTTACAACATCACCAAGTGGGAACCTCTTAGCAAAGGTTTTTGCTGCTGGTGGATTATCATTAAAGTTATCTCTATCTAACTGTGGATATAGATTAGTTACATTCTGACTATACTTATCATTAGTAAATTCTTGTGGTAATGTTGAATCAGCATTTAGTACATACAAATAATAGATACCATCATCTATATTTTTTTCGTAACTCTTAATAGTTTCTACACGATAGACATAGTAATTTTTCTTGACATCTTTTCTAGTGAATCTAGGAAGTTGATTTGATTCTGTGTCAGTGTTATTTGTAATTGTTCCTGGATTATGGGTAGTTCCAAAAACGTCAGTACTATCAAATGTGAATACTTTATCGTTAGTTACTGATTCAATATTAAATGAACCATTATAACCAAGATTCTTTGTTCCAGGTATGTTAGTAGTGCTAGTTACATTTTCAACAAAAATCTTATCATTAACTTTTAGTCCATGTGGTTTTTCTGATCTGATTTCTATCGTTGATGTACCAGAATCGAAAGTACAGGAACTAATAAATCTAGGATTGCGATTAAAATCATAATCGCTTACATTAATGCTTATAGCGTTAAAATCTGAATCCTGCCTTACATTTGTGGAGCTAGAATCTTGAAGTACAAAACCTGCAACAGGATCTCTTCCATTTATAAGATTTTTTGGAACAACATATCGTATTTTATATAATTTTTCATCCAAACTTCTTTCATCTTCCTTCCTCTTAAAGTATGAGATTTCTGAATCGGGATTAGTTAATGTTCCAATGTGTGTTTCTAATGCACTGTTTGCATCAGTGTGGATACACCATTGTCCTTGATTAGGATCAAATTGAAGTGGATGTCCAAGTTCACCTGCTTTCTTATCAGATACTCTACTTTCAATTCTAAGTTGCTGACCCCCAAAACTTGTAATAGTTACTTCATTTAATGCTTCTGCATTAGTTCTTGAAGATGCAATTTGAATTTGAGTTGAAGCAAGATTAGTGTTCTTGGAATTTGTAACTGCAAAATAAACTACACTTTCTTCAATATCTTCGGGTAAATCTCCATTTTCACTAATAATTCTAATAGATTCTCCATTTTGTATATTGTGAGAACCAATAGTATAAACTGTTCCTTCAGTATTATTTTGAAGAGTTACATTTTCATAACGCTTAACTGAAGAATCAGTTCCATCAACTTGAGTATTAGATGTAGTGATAGGACCATTGGTCATTAAGACTCTGGCGCTATTACCATCAGCATCTAGATAAAGTATCTCACCTTCTCTTGCACCAATTCTATAACCTTGAGAAATTACTGGGGGTGGAATCTCCACATTATTATATCCTAAGAGATATAAATGTTCATTTGTTGTTGTTGCCTGAATTTTAGTTACATCAAATTGAACCCATTCAACATTAGTTTCTTCACCAGAAATTGCTTTAGGTGCAACGATAGATGTTATATAACCCTTATCATCCTTATCAAATGCATCTGCCTTGAATCCATCTGCTGCCAATGAGAATTGACCAAAGTTGGAGTTTGAGTTGGTAATTGATGCATCACCACCACTTAATGCTTCAAAGTGTTTGTGGAAACCAATAGCAAAAACAGAAACGATTTGGACGACAGAATCATTAGACATTTTAATGTGAGTCGTCTTCCAACCTGCTCTATAAACAGCATCGGGGTCTAAGTGATAGACAAACTCATCGTTAGTTGATGAAGATTCTGCAGATAATTGAGCACCAGTTACTTTAGTAACAGAAATGCTATCAAAAGTTCTATTTGACTTATTGTATTTTACAAAAGCACGATCATCCTTTTGAAGTGACACCGCAGTATATTGAGCCACAACCATTGAACGGAAACCATCTGCCCTACTTCCGTCAGCGTGCATACCTTGCATACCATAAACGGAACGCAGGGAGATATTAAAGATATATGGTGATGCACCAGAAACTGTATCAGTTTCAATAGTTGCAGTTGCATTTGCGCCAGGTGCAAGACCAGCAGCAGGACCAGCTGGTAAGTTTGCTCTTACATTCAATAGCGAATATGTAAATACTGTATCACTTATAACTTGTGCAACTTTTGTAGAGACATTATAATCCTCTACATTGATTCCACGAATTTTGATTGGTGTTCCGGAACTAAATTCATGCGGTATTAACGTAGTAACAGTAACTACACTACCAGGAGTTGCTCCATCTCCACAAATTATCGAACTAATAGTAATTGGGTCAGCAGCAAATGCGCCAACAATTTCCCACTCAGGTCTTTGTTTTGAGAAAGCACCTGCTTGAGATGGATACTTCTGATCAATTTCTCTACCAGATGCTCTGTTATATGCATTACTCAATTTGGAGTAATACATGTCAAGATCGGTTAATGAATAACCTGCGGGAAGATTTATACCATCAGCATATTCAAATACTGTTACTTTATGGTGAGAAAATGTTGGTTTTGAACGATTATTATCTGAAAAATCAACTGGATCAGTATAAACAGTTCCGGATTCATCACCATCAAAGATAGAGAATTGCCAAAAATAGCAGGCACCAGTAATCTTAAATATTGCAGTTGAATTTACTGCAGAATCTGTAGGATTTGGTACATACTTCGGTCTAATTTTTGTTTTTCTTAAATCTAGACCAACTAATGATGTACCACGAGGAATGATGATACCACCGGTAATACTATTGAATTTGTGAAGAACATTATCACCTTGTGTTAAATCAAAATTTGAATCTAAAGTTAGTGATAATTCACTACCAGCAAAAGATTCTGCTCCACTAGGAGCAACTGCTGTAGCACTGCCACCAACATCTTTAATTGCATATCCAGGTCTATTATCAATAAGATGTTCGCCAGGATATAAAAGAACTGTAGTTTTTTCTACAATATCATTATCATCTCCCCTCAAATATGAGAATCGTGCAGATTCTAATAGTGCTCTCTGAATTGTTTTGAAGGGTTTTGTTAATGAATTACCTTGATTTTCAATACCATCAGTAGCATCAAGGTCATTTGGGTTTACATAAAGAATACGACCTTCGGTATTCTTGATAAAATTCTCAAGCTTATTAAGAGGCATCTTATTCTGACAACTATTTGATTTCTATGTTTTATTTATCCTCGAAAATCTTCTTCATCAAAGTAAGGTACCAAGTCATCTGGTAGTATTTCAGGGTTTAAAATTTGTATATTATCAAAGCAAGGATGCATTTCTTCCATCATTAGATAATTAGATCCTTTATAAACATCCTCTATTTCATAAGATTCATTTTTATTTGCTTCATAAACCAATTCTCTGTCCCACAGATGCCCATCTGGCATTTCATCAAAGGTAAATGGAATACCCTCAAAAAAATACATTTTTACAATAATTCTTTCGTCGTTATACCAACAGTGTTTGCTACTTACTGTGTATGACATAACTTTTGCTCAACTTAACTTATATAGTGCGAGTAGGGAGACTTGAACTCCCACGAGATTAATTCTCAACAGATTTTAAGTCTGGTGCGTCTACCGATTCCGCCATACTCGCAAGACATTACACTTATCCGTATGCTATGTGGGCATCACACCCAGTATACTGACAGTTTGTAATGGAGTAAGACACA